TAAAGTTAATTCTTTCTTTGTCATCAACGCTTTATTATACATTGTTGAATATGCTTTAGCATACTGTTGTGATAGTGGTTTACCTAACTTTAATACTGAAGCAACATTATTTGCATTCACTTCAGTGTATGGATTTAAGTTACACAATACTGAGAACTTTACATCTTCTAAGTGTTTAGCTTCAATATTGGATAATGCCCTTAAGTTCTTCTTATTAGTCTTAAGTAAAAAGATTGGATTAATGATATCAGCTATGGATTGTTGAGCATCCTTAGCCCACATCATCGTTGTTAAGTAAGCCGCCGTAGCATTACCAGTGAGTGGCTTAGGCGTCCTACTTTTACGGTCTGTCTTATCTTTAGCATTCTTTGGACGGCCAGGACTAGGAATGCCGCCCTTATCCTCCTGCTTAATTTTGGCAGTATTTTTCTGTTGTGCGGCATCTTTTGCCTGCTGCATTTGTTGGTCAAAAGGAGTTTCAACATCAAGAAACTCTTCTGGTATCTCATCTCTCATACCAGTTTGCTCAGGTGCAATAAAACCGCGTTGCAAAGCCAGCTTCATAAATTCGTAAATTTTCTCAGGCGTGTGCCATGGTGACGCCTTCGCCTTCATATTGCCCTTCTTTCTTTCTTTCTCTTCCTTTTTCAGTTTAAGCCATTCAAACTCAGGCAATGCACCAAATCTCTCAATTGCTGTTTCCAGCGAAATGACATCCCTGTCTATGAGTTGAATTATGAGTGCCTTTTCTGCCGCTTCGTCTGCAAGCACCATATTATCAAAAACTAGTTTAGCCGCTTCCTTAAAACCCATAGCTTGACGCACAAGTTCAATCTCTTGAATCCAAAAGTCTCTCAAAATACCTCTTCCGTATTCTAACCTTTGAACTAATGTTTTCAACGAAATATAGTTGTTTGTCATACCTGTTCCACCAGAAGCACCAGTGAGACTTGGAGGTACACCAAGCCCCTCATAAATTGAACTCCACACTGGTTCATACTTTGCTTTGCCAAGGAACTGATGTACGTTCGTATTGTAGTCTTGAACTTCTAGTTCAGGCCCCCACATAATATCGAAGGCACCGCCGCCTGGATTCGACAAAAGGATTTCGTTTAACTTTGCAAACGCATTCTCTGTTGGAAATATTTCTTTGTCTAAGCTGCCAAGTTTCCATAGGCGTATTTGTGAGATAGCCCCATCTAAAGCCGCAAGGTCTGCAAGCTTCATTTTCTCCAAAAGAATGATATCATCCATGATAGCATATGTCATTGGGTCAGCCCACGTTTGCCAATCATCCTTCTTATAGAAATAAGCTTTTACTTTGTTTGGGTCTAGCGGTATTTCTTGGTCGCCCTTACTTATTGCTTCACGAATATCCGTAGGCAACTGAGCCACAAGCTCTTTTTCGTAACTTGTTTTAGGATGATTAACCGCTTGTCTTAAGCTATAACTAATTTTGATGGCATATAGCTGTTTACCAACAAATTGCGATAACTCTGGAGATAATGGTTTTAGGCTTGCTGGATTAAGGAAGTTGTACCGAAGAGGAATGTTGTGTTTGGCAGTTGACAAATTTTCTTCTGGTTTAATATCTGGCTGTAACTTGTCACCTATAGCTTGAATGTACTGACGTTGTTTTTTGCCAACCTTCCCCATTGTTCGCTTGACAATGGTAACACCCTCTCTATACAGCAAATTTAGAAATCTCTCACATACGTGGGCTGCCCCTACTTTCTGCCACCATCCACGGTAAAACTCTTGAATTTTAGGATTAGGGTGAACAAGTCTTGCTCCCTGAGCACCAAAATCGGCCATCAAGTCCATAACGTTGCGAATGATACCAACGCGACGATATGCCCCCCGACAAGCTAAAACAACTTCAATACCTGAATCTGGAATAGCTTCACCAGGACGAAAAAACTCATAATCCTTGCGTGTCATCTCCCGCCTAATAGACGTTCTCGTATCATAATCAGCGTGCAGCGTCCTAGCCTCTGAGCGATGAAAGATTCCATCACAAGCCGCAAGGGCTCTTGAACTTTGCTCACCAAAATTTGCATCGCTCGTTTTGATAAAAGCACCATTAGAGGGGTACTTTGGGCGGGACGCCTGTAGAGTTTTAGGAATGTTTGCCATTATTACTCTTTGGTTGATAGCGATTGAACTATGATTGAACTCTAATTCTATTACACCTAAACGACCATTTCGGTCTACCTTGTAAGACAACGCCCAGTCGCCCCCATCTTCGTAATATACTGTTGAGGACCAACATACATAGGGCCGTCACGCCCAATCTTCTTTTGTCCAACATAAGCCCCGGCTGGACTATATTGAATTCCTTGCAATTGATTATCCATAACGCGAGCTACCATATTCGCAATGATAAGAGCACTATATCTGTCTTTACGTAAATGGCCTTTCTTATTGCCTGGAAGTTTCACCTCTGGCGTATCCCATCTATCACGACCACCAGCACTCTGCGTGTGCATAATTGTGGCAAGTTCATCCTTCAACTCTTCAATTTCCATCACACAATCTTCCATAGTGTCAAACTGACGATTGTACAACTTGTCTAATGATATAGCTTCACCAATAGTGGCTGTATCAAAAAATGGGAAGATTACTATTCGACTTTCAAAGTCTTTCCTAAGTCCATGGTTTGAGTCTCTCATAAAGTCAGCATTAGCAAACTGAACCATATGTAAGATGTGTAAGCCGGGTTCACCATCTGTGGATTTGTCTGGTTTTTCCCACCAAAAAACATCTTTGTCTCCCTGCCTCACCCATGGCCAAAGCGGCCTCTCAGTATTAGGTTCGTATTCGCTCGGGTCGTGCAACGCCTCCATTAAAGCGATACCACCACCCTGCGTATCAACACCAATGTGCTGAGTTGGAAACACCTTCATCAAATCACGAATCTTTCTTGCACAATAAGCGTAGAAAGACTTTTGGCTTGTTCTACCTTTAGCCGTAATGCGTTCACGCATCTTTTGTCTATCAATACTCCATGAATACACTATTCGCCTGTGGTCCTTATGTCTTTCCAAAATAACTATGGAGAAGTTGTCCTGCTCAGATGCAGGGTCAATACCATAAACATATTCACAGTTTGGCTTTCCAGATGTGGCAGCAGAAAAGTGTACTGGGCCGCTCTCTAACTGTATTGGTTCTTTACAAACACATCTTTCTATCAAGCTGCGTTTGAAAAATCCATCACTGTCCCTACTCCATGTTGCTCCAAACTCCATAGAGTATACGGTGGAGTGTGCCGTAGCCTTAGTTTGTCCAATCAAACTTTCATCCATAAAGCCAGGAGGAAGCTTTGTCCATGGAATACGAAAAATGCTATAGTGTCTCCAGTCAAAATTAGGAGGCACTTCACCATGAAAGATTTCCTCTAACTTCTTAGTTTCACCTTTAGACTCAATGATTTGCTTGTAGCGAAGCCAATAGTCATAAAAGTGATTGAAGTGATAATAGGCTGTGCCACTAATAACAATTTGGTTTCCAAATCCCAAATCTACATCATCAGCTTCAGCATACATACCAAGAGACTTGAGCACTTTGATGCGAGCAAAGTTTTCTGCACGCTTTGTTGGACTTGATGACACAGCACCGAAACCTTTAATAACAACTTCAAAGACTTCAAGAGTTAAACTGCTAAATTCATCAACAAGTGTATAATTTGACCTTAAACCACGAATTTTAGAATTATGGCTAAAAAACCCATTAGCACAATATTCGTGACCCTTTGGAACGTGTATATCATAAGTAGGAGATTCTCCATCCTCAATCAATACAACCTTATCATAATACACATTAGGATTACTTAGTTCTCTAATATTATTCAATGTTTCATTATAGACATTTTTATATTTATCTAAAAACGACGCCACATAATCATGTGTCATAGTATTGCGAATATTAATTTTCGATAACACTAAAGATGGAAAATATCCAAATATATGACAACTATTAGTGACATCAATCATATCTTGTTTGATATCAGGAATATCGTCGCCATAAGAATAATGTCGAATCTTATTGTCAATTGCAGATAAAGCAATAGATTGTTTTCTGTATAACCTAAATCCTATTTTTTGCACAAATTTTACAGAATCTTTACCAGTCATCAATAACTCATAAATCTGTTGTGTGTTGCCTGGTCTTTTACGAGAACTAACTCTAGCAACAATACCATAATGTAACAATATGTACTGAACCTGTTTTACAAGCTCTTTACTAATATTGCAAAAACTAACAGACAAGCTTGTCCCACCCTTTACTGTGCTCACTTGTAGTGTACCATCAGTATCAAAAAGGCCACTCAAACAAGCAGACATTCTTTCCTGAGATGCAGACAAAATATTTGGGGGCAAAACTTTATTTTTACCACCGCACAAAGGTTCTAGATTCCAAAAATTGGTCCATGATATAATATCTTGTTTTGAACAATAATTCCAATGTACATCATCCCCCTTATATCTCATCCACGTCTTAGGAAAAGATGCATTAAGATATGGAATAAAGTGGTCTGGGTCTATAGTAGCGAAACCCAACTTATATTGATTTGTCCATGTACCATCGCCAATCATACAGCCAAGAGTATACGCTTCTTCATCTGAACATTCAAAATTTCCTTCATGCCATCTTTCAGAACGGTCTATGAGTATTCTATCTCCTACAACCATTTCATCAGCACGAACCCAAACAATTTGCCCATTACGACACACCTTCATTTTGTGGTTGTGTGTAGATTCAAAACTAAAGCCTCTCTGAGTTGTAATAATCTTAGTTGGTTTTACACCATTATCTAAAAAGTCGTCCACAACTCTAAATTCACCATTACCCCATACACTAGTAGATGGATTTTGAATATAATCAAACTTGTTATTCTTAGTAATAAGAGTGTTATAACTCAAACAACCATCTCCCATTGGAATAGCAGATATTTCACTATCTCCTATGTAGAAGTTACATCTATCAATATCTCTCTTTGGTCCTTGAGACTTACCGCTACCAATCATATTACGTAACACTGGAGAATTGCGCCATATTGTTTCCATGTATTCAAAAATGAGTTTACTTTGTCGAAACGCAGCACCAACCACAACAATCTTGCATCCCTGATGAAAGATTGCTCTTAACATAGCATATATTGATAGTAAGAACGTTTTACCAAAACCACGACTTGCCACAAGCATCGGGAATTTACGTGTCCACAAGTCCTGTAAAACCAAAACTTGAAACGGCATAAGCTCAATACCAAACAACCACTTGCAGGTGAAGTAAAAATATTCTGGCTTACTCATAATGTCGAGAATCTCCATCATAGGGTCTTCTCTAAACATCATCTTATGCCCAGTGTCCATCAAAATATTGTATATTTCTCTATCGTTAAAGTGTGCCGGTAGCCCCAAGTGTTTATTCTGAACAAGCAAATCTAAGTCTGGCACACTAATATCTTTACGTAAAATTAGTTTTGACATTCTAACACTCGTTTCATAATCTGTGTTGCTACTTCTTTACCATGCGTTCCACAAAACACTATGTGTACTTTATGTTGCATCATCATCTCAATAGTTTTCTTCAAAATAAACGCTCCACCAAAAGCTAAATATTTCCATCTCTTTCTTGGTATGGTGGATGTTTGTGGGTATCCCATTACTTCCTTCATTGTAAATTCAAGCAATATCCAAGCATGGGGTATTTCGTCAAGACGCTGTAACTCTCTTTCAAAACGCTTTTGCGTAATGTTCTGTGCCCACTCTGCAATGGAACCCTTCCTTTCAATAGACAGTATATTTTCAAGTCCTTCAATTGTATAGTCGCCGGTTTCCAAACTCCTTCTCTCCATGCCACGAAACGTACGAGATTTTATCCATCGCCACCCATGTCCTTCTTTCTCTTGTGTGTCTCTAAGTATTAGTGGTAAGGGCAATTCAATCTTTGCGTCAGCCATTATATTACTCCTATGAGCAGGAAGTGTGTGCGTGCGGTTTTCACTTAGTGTGTTTAGGCGATACAACCCATCATATCGCTTGTTACCATCTCTCTTATCATGTTGCTGAAAGATATTGTTGGTTTCCATCCAAGCGTTTGTTGTGTTAGTAATGAGTCTCCACATAAATAATCAACTTCTGATGGGCGAAAAAGATTTGGGTCTATTGTAATCCAATCATGATAATCTTGTCCTATACAATTAAACGCCACCTCACACAAATGAGTAATTGAGTGGGCCACACCAGTAGCCACAATATAGTTGTTAGGCTTATCCTGTTGCAGCATCATATGCATTGCACGAACATAATCTTTAGCATGTCCAAAATCACGACAAGAGTTTATGTTGCCAAGTTTCAACTTAGGATGAGTATAATTTTTCTTCAATGCATGGTATAGGGATGCGACATACTTAGTAACCTTTCTCTCCACGAATTGTTCACCACGACGTGGCGACCCATGATTAAAAAGCACGCCGCAGCATCCGAATACACCATAGGATTCCTTATATAAACCGACTGATTGGTGGGCGGCAACCTTAGCGATAGCGTAGGGGCTGCGTGGAGAAAACTGAACGGTTAAATCTTGATACTTTACATTATTACAATCAACCTTGTGGTTATTGCCAAACATCTCACTAGTAGATGCTTGATATAAACGTGTTTCACTATACTTACTACGTATAAGTTCTAGTATGTTAATGACACCAATCGCATTCACATTGAAAGTATAAATTGGTTGTTCAAAGCTTGTTTTTACGTGAGATTGAGCACATAGATTGTAGCACTCGGATGGTGGTTTGCCAAAAAATTGAGTTGCAGCATCGAACACACCAGATAAAGATGCACAATCTGTTATGTCACCATCCACAAGTAAGAAGTTTGCATTATCTAATACATTAGACAATCTTCCTGTATTATCGCTACTTGACCTCCTCTTCATACCTACCACTTTGTAACCAATGTCTAGTAGATACTCACACAAGTATGACCCATCTTGTCCAGTAATTCCTGTGATTATTGCACAACTCATGCTTCTTCCTGTTTAGTGATAATTTGATATAGAAGAGTTTTTGCGTCTGCGACTGGTTCGTCTTCTGGAGTTTCCAATACTTCCACAGCAGTATTTTCTACTACGTCAAATTTAGCTTCGTCCAACTGTTTCACTTGAGACACATCGATTGGATGCGGCTCTGTATGTTGTGGTTGAGCAACATTGCGTCCAACATTAAAACCCCACGCTCTAATCTTATCGCTGCCAACCTTCAAATCTTTGTTAATTCTAAAATCCATGCTTTCGACCCTTTCTACTGATATGAGTTATTGTCATCTTCATCGTCATACTGAGTATTGTCATAATCTACTACATTATTAACACTAATGTTTTCATAATCCTTACCATTGTCATTATCGTTGTTATTTTCATTTGCATAGTCTTCATCCAGTGGCGTAGCATATTCAATCTCGCCCACTTCACCCTCTGGAGACAAAAATGGTTTATCAACTTCGCCATCATCATATGTGTGTAATTCATTCCAGTTTGCCTTAACGTTTTGTGCGGCAAGCCTAACTTTCTCTGCAAGCCTGCCTTCTGAAAGCCTCTTTTTATGTGTATCTAATTCCTTAATCAAATCAAATATGTTGCTGCGACTTTCTTCCAACTGTTTGAAACGCTGGTCACGCGACCCCTTTAAGTCACGCAACTTCGTATCCTTCTTGTTTTGATATTCTAGGTGTTCTTTACTTAGGGCTGTTTTTGCAGCATACAAAGCACTTACTTGAGAACGGAGGCCCGACAGTTCAGAATGGTCTTTTTCATCATCAGGCAACCTTTCCTGCTTATCTATTGTTTTTTCAATATCTTGAATGCGTTGCAGAATGCGTGTTTTTTCAGATATGGCTCTCTGACTGAAAATGTCAAGCATAACCAAGTCTTTAATCATCAATTCATCTGTAGCTAGAATGTCTGTGGAAGCGGCAAACTGGTCAACGTATGAGCACCAAGAACGCTCAAAGTATCTCACTTCGTCATTCATCAATCCTCGCTTAATCTCACCCCAGAATGGACTTACGTGCAACTTAGCTAAAATCTCAGAATAGTCGTCCATCAACAGCATTTCATCAACATTCGCCAAACACTTGATAACGACATCAGGTGTTCGTTTAATGCATTTGGCTATGTCTGCTGGCTCCATTGTTCGGTTTTGAGCAATGAAAATTTTCTCTTCTTTAGACAGGGGGCCGCGACGATTTTCATCAGGTTTTTGTTTGCTCATGCTTTATACCTTAACTTCGCAGTCTTTGTCTACAATATTGAGAATCATTTGAATGGCAGATTGAACTTCAGCCCGCCTAACAGGAGTGAGTTCGCCCCCCTCCATCAGCCTACGATAATCAGAGCGTAGTGCAACTGGCATACTGGTTTCAATAATATTAAGAATTTCCGCCCTCTCAACAATATATGAAGCATCATTTGTATGTAAGTATTGATTTTCAACATTAACATCAACTTCTGATGATTCAGTTAAGCTTCTCTTAGCCACATTCCTAAGTGTCCAAGCATTATGTCTAGGACACTCACTAATGTTCTCTATGTACTTACACTTAGCCTTGCAATTTGCACATGGAGATTCATAACGATACAATTTCTTACGTATGAGATTAAGAAAGCGATTACGAACATGTGTACGTAAGAACGGTTCTAAGTCGCCGCGTTTATGGTTTACGCGAGGTAGGGCTTCCATTGCAAAAATAAAACCCTCTTGATACATGTCATCTTCATCAAAGTAGCCAAATGAGAATTGAGAAGATAAGGAGCGAACAACTTTGTCAATAATAGCCATTACCTCTTCTTCCGTATACCCAGGAGGTATAGTAAGTCCCCTTTTACCCTTCTTCATTATTTGTCCTCGTCATTATTGTGATTTTTAATTGCAGCCGTTACTTCCTCAAGTGTAGGCTCGTCCTTTTCCAAATCCTCTTTTATGCTTTCATCCAATTCAGAACATGCGTGTACGCACAAAATAGTAGATAGGAGTGGGTTTGTCATAATGACTCCTTAGAATGGTGTATTACAAAGTGGAAGGAAAACGTGACGTGAGCAGGAAGTCCCACCGCGTCTACCTATATTATAGAGTGTGATATAGGATTTGTCTACTCACCTTTTTATATACACCAATTTTATTAAGGAATAGGAATAATTTTATGAATGAACCTCGATTGTATAAATACCCAAATGGACAAATTATTAATGTGGATGTAACTACGCTGCAACTTGCAATTAATAAATGTAGGGCTTTGGCTGAACAAGAGTTGATGAGGGAAAACCATGATGAGGTTGAGGGGGTTTTGAAGGAGATTGCTGAGGTTGCGAGACGCTCAATCTATGATGTTGGCGAGTATCACCAGTTGAATGAGGTTGAGATGCTTGTGGAAAAAGATGTGGTCGAATAACCAAGATTGGCCGACTCAACCCCTAGTTGCTGTTGGGGGCTATTTTTTTTCTGAAAGTAACTGATGGTGGGTTAATCTTATCTTTAATGCGTGCGTAGATTATGGTGGCCGAAAGACTTTCCCAACCTCAATTTTTTGTTTTTTTGTACTACTCTAACATATATTGGTTTATAGAATAGAAGTAGTACTTGGGCAATAAGACGAAAGACCAGGGATTGGGATGAAAGACTAGGATTGGGAGGCTCATCTAGGGAAAAGGTTGGGTTGCTATTCATAATGGTCCCCCCGTGTGGTGACCCCCCTTCTGGGGGTACCTATCCATCATATTATCACCCCTTGGCAAGCCAGACTCCAAACGCTGCCCGTTTTCCCCCCTCTAATGGATTTTTAATTTTACCCGATAGTGGGATTGTGGCGGTTTCTGAATTATGGTAAAATGCAAGCATTGAACAATTCAACACTCATTCGCTATGGCATGGCGAGTGGGGTACTCAAACCGGGCTATGCCCATGGGAGAAAAGAATGCCAAGGGATAAGAACAAAATTGCTATGGCGATTATTGATGAATGGTATCGGGAATTGCCAGCTCTGGTCCTAGAGCAAGTCAGTCAGGGGGGTTGTGTCTGCCCCCCCGATAGACCTAGGGATATGTCACCGGCAAAGACCCCTCTGAAGAAGGGGGAGCCGTTCTCCCCTGCCGAAATGCT